GGTCAAGAAGGGTAACAAACCTTCCACCATCAACAGCAAGCTACAGACCTTGAAGACCACCCTGGATTTCACACGGGAGCGAGGGATGCATGACGTTGGGTTCAAAGTTCCACGCCTAAAGCAACCATCGGACGCCCGGATGTCGTTCTTTAGCGCGGAGGACCAAGATGCCATCGAGGCTTTGATTGACGACAAGGGCTTTCGGTTGTTCTTCCGTTGGTCTATTGCGACTGGTCTTCGTCCAAGTGAATCGTTGGGCCTAAAGTCCTCCATGATACGCCGTGACCCAGTCGTTGGGCCGGTGATTGACATAGTCAAGACAAAGAACGGGGAGCCAAGGACAATCCCGTTAACAAAGAAAGCATTGGAGGCCCTTGAGACCGTTGGGGAGTGGAAGCGATACACCAGCTATCGGATCACAAGGGAGTGGGCAAGGCTACGTCGAAAAGACCCGGAAGCGTTGAAGGACTTCGTGTTCTACACCTGTCGTCACACGTGTGCCACTAGGTTGTTATCCAAGGGTGTTAACATAAAGGTTGTGCAATCTTGGATGGGCCACAAGGACATCAACATGACATTGAGATACGCGAAGCTCGTTCCGAGTGATCTTGCAGCAGCCCGTGACATCCTAGAAGCATAGACTTATGAAAAAAAGAATAAGAAAAACAACAGGGCCGATTCCAAGGCAAGCATCCCGGAGAGATGACGAGTGGTCGTTATGGGAGGCGCGTAATGAAGTCCGTCGGTATTCCGAAAAGATTCCGGGTTACTCCGAAGCCGTTTCAAGCATTAAGGATGCCTTGTGCGAGATTACCGGTCGCTACCGTGACATGAACTACGGACGAGACAAACGACACCACTGTGAAGATGAGTCAAATGTCCAGCTTGCCGCTGTATCGTTGGGAATGGGAACCAAGAACTTACCTAGTAACCAATACAGAAGATGAAAAGTTTACTAATGACCACCGAGTTGTTTCGTCGGGCTAACATCAACACCATGTATCGGGCATCCCTTTGCACTGCCGTTGTGCTTAAACCTGGAGTCACCAACACTAAGCTTGCGGCGATGCTTCAAACCAGCCGGGAGTCCATACAGGTAGCGATCCGGAACTTAAAAAAGGAGAACCTCGTTCACGTCACCAAGATAATTGACAAGGAGACCAACCGACCAAAGGAGACCAAGGTTTTTCCCACTCCCTATCTCAAAGATATTATTGCTGAAATCACCAACCTAACAACACGATGAAAATAGAGCGCAAATACTTATCCCACCGGGACCAAATAAAAGTGCAAATTCTTGAAGATGAATGCTTGATGTTATCCCAGCGCATTGCTAGGATCGTCAAGAAGCGAGATCGCTTGATGCGGAAACGCGACAAGATTCTTGATAAGGGACTAGAATCGTAGGGAGAACCTCGGGCGCGGTTGCTTGTTTACCGTCATTGAACACCCTTATCAACTCCTTCACATATGGAACAAAACGAACTCAACCAAGAGATGTTGGATCTCGGGGTCCAAAGGTATCGAAAGAACCGGGCCACCAATAAAGGCTCTTTGACCAACGCCGGGCGACGCATCATGCGTGAAGGAGTGGAGCCGGTAGCGTTGGGCCTAGTTGAGTTGCTTCCAACAGTCCAGAAGATAAAGAACAAGTCACAGTGGCAACGCTGTTTAGTGGATGTTAAAGACTTTCGTCCCATAGCCTTGATAGCTGTTAAAGCTACCTTAGATGTCCTCGACGAGCCTCGGTCCTATGCTAGTGTGTGTTTTCGCCTAGGCCGGGCCGTCGAGGACCAACTGCTATCCGACGATTTCATACGTAACCATGAGTTCGGGTCGAGGTTGGTTAAGCGTATGCAAGACTTAGCGAGCCGTGGACCAGCAACCCAAAGCGCCTATCTCCACAAGACAGCCCGGAGTGAGGACATGGAGTGGACCGATTGGACCCGCAGGGATCGCATCTCGTGTGGCTCCATGTTGTTGGAGATTGTCCATGATCGGACGGGCTTGATTAAGTTTACTGACAAGGCTCAACGCCGACGCCGACACTTCAAGCCGATGCGTATGGTTGAGATCTCTGATGTTACCCGTGAGTGGATCAACGAATACGACAACTACCGTGAGTTATTGTTACCGTTCTGGTTGCCGATGGTGGAAAGCCCGGAGCCGTGGCAGAAAGTCTTCGGTGGAGGCTACGGCATCAACAAGGATCAAGGACTCCCTGTGCTTCCGTTCATCCGATGCTCTGACAGGAATGTGTTACGCATGGCACCCGAGATGCCCCAGGTTTACAACGCGGTTAACCTTATACAGGAGACACCCTATGCCATTAACAACCGAGTCCTTGAGATGCTTGAGTGGGCGTGGGATAAAGATTTACAGATTGGGTTACCACCACGGAACGACCTAGAGCTACCTGAGTGGCCCGGTGATCACATGTCGGTGGAGGAAACACGGAACTGGAGGGACGACAAGCGGGAACGAGCTGCCTATAACACCTCGTTGGGTTCACAAAGAATCCTTATCTCTAAGATCTTGATGTTATCACGTAAGTTCCGCAACGAGCGTATGTTCATGCCGTCATCGTGTGACTTTCGGGGTCGAGTCTATCAGGTGCCAAGCTACCTTAACTACCAAGGCCCGGATCACTGTCGAGGATTGTTACAGTTTCACAGGGGTAATCCCATCAAGTCCGACGACGACCTAAGATGGCTAGGCATACACGGTGCTAACTGTTTCGGTAACGACAAGTGTGACTTTGAGACGCGCCTAAAGTGGGCCGATGGTTTCACACGGGATGCGATACGGATTGCTAACGACCCAAAGTCCAACCGAGAGTGGGCCGATGCTGATGAGCCTTGGCAAGCCTTGGCCTGGTGCTTTGAGTGGGCTGAGTATCACACGAAACGGTCGAAAAATTTTAGGACATTCCTGCCTTGTGCGATGGATGCAACCAACAGTGGCCTACAGCTTCTGTCATTGTTAAGTAGGGACGAGGAAGGATGCTTCGCAACCAACGTGTCACCAACTGCAACACCCCAAGACATCTATAGGTTGGTCTCGGACCACACGTTGGGGAAGTTAAAGCAAGACGCAAAGGATGGACGCGACTACGCACGGCTTTGGATTGAGTTTGGGATCGACCGCAAGATGTCAAAGCGTCCGGTGATGTGTTACAGTTACGGCCTAACTCCTTACTCCAACAGGGATTACGTCGCTGACTGGTATGACACCACCCGAAGAGAGCGTGGGATTGACTGTGTGTTTGGGCGTAGTCACATGTATCCGGCTATTAAATATCTCGGTGACCTCCTGTGGGACAGCATCGAAACTTTGTTAACCAAACCTAAGCAAGTCATGGACTGGTTCCAAGATGCTTCCCGGTTGATGACAAGACAGGAGCTACCGTTGACGTGGACAACACCAAGTGGATTCCGGGTCAGTCAAGACTATCGCAAGCAAGTCAGCCAAAAGGTCAGCACGTGGTTGAACGGTTCGTTAACATCGGTGCGCTTCAAGGATGCTACGGATGACCTTGATCCACGTAAGCAAAGCAACGGTGTCGCACCTAACGTGGTCCACAGTCTTGATGCTGCTGGGTTGGTGTTAACTGTGAACGAAAGTTGGAAGCGTGGCTTGTATGACTTTGCAATGATCCACGACAGCTTTGCCACCCACAGTAACAACTGCGAGACACTTGCGTCATCACTCCGGGACAGCTTCAGCGAGATGTTTAGCAAAGATATTCTTGCAGACCTAGCCGAAGCGTGGCAAAACGAATCTTACGAGGAACTACCAAGCCTACCTGACTACGGGACGTTTGATGTTAACACACTACGTGACTCTAAATACTTTTTCAGTTGAAGCTGAGAAAAACAAAGAAACCAAAACTATAAAGATAATGAAACAACTGACAACGCCTATAGGCACCGCGATGTATCCTAAGCTCATCACACCGGACACCAAGTTCAATGCTGATGGAGTGTATAGCTGTAAGCTGATCCTATCTAAGGACGACTTCGAAACACTTGAGGCCACCATTAATCCGTGGTTCGAAAAAGAATACGAGCGATTGGTAAAGGAGTCCGGCAAGAAAAAGCTGGATCGCAGCCAGAAGCTACCGTTAAAGCTGAACGACGACAACGAATATGAGGTCTTTGCAAAGCAAGTAGCCCAACGTGAGACATCAAAGGGACTCATCCAATTCCAAGTCGCCCTGTTTGATTCGGCTGGAAAAAAATTGAACAACCCACCGAACATTGGATCGGGATCTAAGCTGCGCCTTGGGGTGGAGCCATCGGCCTGGTTCAGCCCCATGATGGGAGTTGGTTATACACTTCGTCTTAAGGCAGTCCAAGTGATCGAGCTTAAGGAGTATGAAGGTGGAGCCGGTGGCTTCTCGTTTGACGCTCAAGAAGGCGGCTTCGTGTCCGAAGATCTTGGTGACGCATTTGAAAACGACAGTAAGGATGCCTCGATTCCGTTCTAAATTTGAACAACGCTTGGCCCTTGCAATGAAAAGAGCAGGGGTCAAGTTTACATACGAGTCCCAACGGATCAAGTATGTTAAGAACCACCACTACACCCCGGACTTTGTTCTTGATAATGGTGTTATCCTTGAGGCTAAAGGTCGCTTCATGTCGTCCGACCGGGCAAAGCATTTGTTAATTCAGAAGCAACACCCGGACCTCGACATACGCTTCGTGTTTATGCGAGCAAGTAACACCCTTAACAAGAGAAGCAAGACAACCTATGGTGACTGGTGTGACAAGCACGGCATCATGTGGTGCGAGAAGTCTATACCTCGGTCGTGGTTCGACTAATGTAAAAAAGAAAAAACAAGATGTATATAGCAACCCACCAGCCGTGCGATAAGTGCGGTGCATCGGATGCGTTGTGTGTTAACGAAGACGGTTCTACCTTTTGCCATTCGTGCAATACCTATGACCGTGCCGAGGCTACACCAACACCTCCACCCACTACTATGAAAATAACAAAACCTTTACACTCCGACTCGGACAAGTTCCTGACCGGAAGATACAGTGACATACCAGCGCGTCACATCACACTCGATACGTGTAAACACATGCGGTATCGCATCGGAGACTACAACGGACGTGCCTGTCACATCGCTGACTACTACGACGACGACCGGAAGCTCCAAGGCCAGAAGCTCAGGTTCGAAGGTAAACAATTTATGATCCTTGGTGACATCTCGGATCGCTTCTATGGTCAACACCTACACCCGATGGGGGGAATGAAGCTTGTTGTTACCGAGGGGGAGGTCGATGCGTTAAGCGTCAGCCAAATGCAAGATAACAAATACGCTACGGTCTCGTTGCCTACAGGTGCAGCCAGTGCTGCCAAGGTATTCAAGCAGAACCTTAAGTGGCTTGATAAATGGGATGAGGTGATCCTGATGTTTGATGAGGACGAGCCGGGACGGAAAGCAGTAGAGGATGTAGTCGGTATACTACCAAGCGGTAAAGCTAAGGTCGCCCGGTTACCACTCAAGGATGCGAACGAATGCCTCATCAACAAGCGGAGCCGGGATGTTATTCACGCTATCTTCCAAGCCAACGCATGGAGACCAGATGCTATCATATCCGGCAAGGACATCCACGAACGGTTAACAAATCCAAAGAACACTGCAAGCATTCCTTATCCTTGGTCCGACTTAAATAATCTTACACGTGGTATTCGTAAGGGAGAGATTGTTACCTTCTGTGCGGGATCGGGCATCGGCAAGTCACAGGTGTGTCGCATCATCGCTCACCACATCCTTACTACTACTGAACACAGCGTAGGTTACATCGCCTTGGAGGAATCCATTGAACGCACAGCACTCGGCATCGTAGGTCTTGAGATGGGTAAGCTTCTTCATCTTGATCCCGAAGTTAACTATACCGACACCAACTTCGATGAAGCCTATGTCAACACGGTAGGGTCAGGGCGCATGTGGCTTTACGATCACTGGGGTAGTCTTGATGCCGAGCGGTTGTTATCACACGTGATGCACATGGCGAAGGCAATGGATGTCGAGTATGTTATTCTTGATCACATCTCTATTGTTGTTAGCGGCATGCAAGATGGAGACGAACGCCGGATGATTGATAATGTTATGACCAAGCTTCGTGCTTTGGTTGAAGAGTGCGGCATTGCCTTGATCCTGGTGTCACACCTTAAGCGTCCATCGGAAGGCCGAGGTCACGAAGAGGGTAACAAAACTTCTCTTGCTCACCTACGTGGTTCCGCTGCGATTGCACAGCTATCCGACATGGTGATAGGCTTGGAGCGAAACCAGCAAGACCCTGAGCATAAGCATGTTACAACTGTTCGTGTGTTAAAGAATAGATTCTCAGGTGACACCGGAGTGGCAACTAACCTTGCATTTAATCCTGTCACTGGACGCATGAGTGAATATACTTTTGAAGACTTTAATGGCTAGGTAACCTACTCCCTCTTCCTTTGGACGAAGTAAAACAAACCATGACAGCCGGGAATAGACCGGCAACCAACCTTAACAACAACTAAGAATGAAAAAACATAAGATGCTCTACTTTGATATAGAGACTAACGCTATCGACTTCTGGCCTACCCTTGCTGGGTTAAAGGATCTTCACTGTATCTCCATCTACGACCCGGAAGCCCGTGAGATGCACTCGTTTAGTTCCAATGCTAACAACCTAGATGAAGGTGTGGCCATGTTGAACGCAAGCCATAACATCTGTGGTCACAACGCGATCAACTTTGATGCACCGGCACTCCGAAAGCTAGGCTATGAGATCACAGCACGAGTCGTTGACACCAAGGTCATGTCTCAAGTCATGCACCCCGATCTCTTTACGGAGGACTGTAGGCGAGGCGAAGAGTTCCCCAAGAACCTACGTGGACGCCACAGCTTGAAGGCGTGGGGTCTCCGCTTGGGTAACGAAAAGGATGACCACGGTGCCACCGAAGACTGGACCCAATGGAGCCAAGAGATGCAAGACTACTGTGAGCAGGATGTTAATGTGGTGGTGGATCTGTTCCTTCACTTCATGTCCGGTAAGCCCTCAGCAGAGATGTTATTTCTTGAGCATGACTTTGCGGAGTTGATGACACAACAGGAGATTAACGGATGGCCCTTCGACATCAAGAAAGCTAACGAGCTTGCCGAAGAACTTATGGCACGACGGGCTGAACTCCGGGACGAACTACAAGACATGTTCCCGTCAACCACGGAGGAGATGAAGACCCCAAAGGGTTGGCAAGTTGAGGTAGACGGTAAGACTTACACGGCTGCAACCAAGGGTGGCCTTAAGCTTGTCCTCAAGGAGAATAAGTTGAAGCAAGTTCTTGCAGACAAGGCAGCAAAGACTGGTAACAAAACCAAGACCATCCCGTTCAACCCTAACAGCCGGGACCAGATAGCAGAACGCTTGATGAAGATGGGGTGGGAGCCAGAGGCATACGAAGGGAAGCGACCTAAGATTGATGAGGCAGTCCTAAAGGAGATAGATAAACCTGAGGCTAAGTTGTTATTGGAGTATCTCCTTATTAGCAAACGCCTAGGACAGGTAGCCGAGGGTCGCCAAGGTTGGTTAACATTAGTCAAGGACGGACGCATCCACGGTGAGGTCAATACAAACGGAGCAGTCACCGGACGATGCACCCACAGCAAGCCCAACGTAGCCCAAGTGCCAGCTTCACGTGCCGTCTATGGTTCCCAGTGTCGCGATCTGTTCACCGCACCGGAGGGGAAAGTGTTAGTAGGTGCGGATGCCAGTGGATTAGAACTCAGGTGCCTTGCTCACTACCTCTATCCGTATGACAAAGGGTCGTATGCAAAGACAATTATTGAAGGGGACATCCATACAGTTAACCAACAGGCGGCTGGTTTGCCTGACAGATCGAGTTCGAAACGATTTATCTACGCCTTCCTTTACGGAGGTGGTGACGGTCTCATAGGTAAAATTGTTGGAGGAGGAAGACGAGAAGGTAAGAGGATCAAGGAAGAGTTCATGCGTAAGACTCCATCCATTAAACGTCTACACAAAGACATCGAGCAAGCTCTTAAAGGTAAGCAATGGCTAGGTGGGATTGACGGAAGACGACTCCCGGTTCGCTCGGCGCATTCTGCTCTCAATTTGTTATTACAATCTAGTGGCGCTGTTCTGATGAAGAAGGCACTCATTGTATTTAACGAGGAGGCCCCGCACCCCTACGAACTCCACGGTAACATCCACGATGAGGTCCAGTTCAGTTGCCTTGAGGAACACGCGGAGGAACTAGGTCAACTATTCTGTGACTCACTGGCAAGGGCTGGTAAGTTGTTAAGCTTCCGATGCCCACTCGATGGTGAGTATAGCATTGGTAAAACCTGGAAAGACACACACTAAAAAGATCTATGAAAAAATGGAAAAAGAAACTAAAGCAAGCCACGGTTGAACTCTCTTCGGGTGACTATCCTGTTTGGTGGGATGGATTCCGAAACGTGTTGGTGCAGAGAGAAACATCTGACTGGACCGACAACCCTTACTTGGAACAGATTGAACCGTTAGAGTATAAAAACTACAAGGCTGGAGCTATGGCAGCGGAATCCTTACTTGCACACCAATACGATGAGTAAGAAAATATACATAGACGGCGACATGCTTCTTTACCGTGCTGCCTTTGCAGCCGAGAAGGAGATCCGATGGGACGATGACATCTTCACAGTCCACTCTGACTTCAGTGACCTCAAGGATTCCTTTATCATGGTGACTGATTGTATCTGTGAGATCCTCGACGCATACGAAGACAACGGTGATGAGATAACGATGGTGTTCTCGGATCGCTACACGTTTCGCCATGAGATAAACCTACAGTATAAAGCACACCGCCGGGACAAGCGATCACCCTTAGGCATCAGTGACCTCCGGGATTGGGCTTGTGATGAGTGGACGGCTCTTAAGGTGGACCGCTTGGAAGCCGACGATGTCCTAGGTATCATTGGTAGCCGTGACCCCGATGGTTCGGTTATTGTCAGTGGAGACAAGGACTTCGCGACCGTGCCTTGCACTTGGTATAACTTCCTTAAGGACGACCTACGCAAGATAACAAAAGAGGAAGCCGACTTCCAACACCTAGTGCAAACCTTAGCCGGTGACGCCACCGATGGATACTTTGGTGTCCCACGGGTGGGCCTAAAGACAGCCGAAAAGATTCTTAACAAGGACGGAGTGGAGTGGCAGACGGTTGTTAACACCTACGAGAAAGCTGGGATGACCGAGGAGGATGCCCTACTCAATGCCCGGATGGCCTTCATCCTTAGAGATGGATACTACAACAAAGAAACAAAGGAGATAAAGCTATGGACCCCAACACAATAACAATCGAAGGCACCGCCGAGGAGCGCAAACAGATACCATTGTATCGTGGGTTGATGTGTTATTTTCCCCACGCCTTGGTGGAAGTAGCCAAGCAAAGCTACAAAGGTAACATCCAACACCACCCCGAAGATGAGATATGGTGGGACATGAGTAAGTCCAAGGATGAGCTTGATGCCATGCTCCGACACATGCTTGAGGGGGAGTGGGCGGCTGTTGCTTGGCGAGCTTTAGCGCATCTGGAACGAAGTTGTATAGCTAATAAGGACCATAGTAGGAAAGTCCAACATGAGTGATTACATTCCTAACATCCCAGATGACCTTATAAAGTTCTTGGACGAACGCGTGCCAAGCAAAGATTTCTCCCCTAGCGATTCGCTTCGGGAGATTGATTTTTATATGGGGAAGCGAGAACTTGTTAACTTTCTAAAGACCCTTCATGAAGACCAGTTAGAGAACCAATTCCTTACCCCCGAATAACCCATGTGCATGTCTGTCAAGACCCCCAAGCCCCCGGAGCCTCCCGCATCTCAACCACCCCCAACAGCCGTAGCTGAAACAGTCCAACAACCGGAGCAAGCAGGCCCGATGAAAAAGAAGAAACGTGGTGCTGCATCCCTTGTGTTACGTAGGCCAACTATGGGTGGCTTAGGAACAGCCTCAAGCACTGGCGTTAACACCTCTAACTATTAAACACTATTATGCCAAACTTTAGCACAGACATAACACTTGCCAACTCCAACCTAAGCGGTGGTGCTGGTGCCTTTGATTCATCAACCACACCCGCAGTCAACACAGGGACCGGGACACCTAGTGGATTCTTTGTAGCCGGGACATTCGACGGAGCCACCGTCAGCCTTGAGCAAAAGATCGGGACCGCTTGGGTAGCCCTCGGTGACGACACAACTCTCACTGGTAACGGTGGTGGATTGTTCACTACTCCCTTGTCAGACATCCGCGTAAATGTTACAGGTGCCGGTAGCTCCTTCAGTGTGAAGGTTGTTATCAAACCAATCTATCTATAGGGAATATGTCGAAGAAGAAGGACAGCTTGAAGCCTTGGCTAAGTAGGCCCACCATTAACAGGAGTGTTACGCTTCCGTTAACCAGGCCGCTTACGCAAAGGCTAAGTAACTTGAATGAGTTTCACCCCAACGAGCTGGACCCCTATCTTCTTTTTGACGCTCGGGATTCCATGATAGGAACCCTTGAGAACCCAACACTAGACCTCGACCCCTCTAAGCCGGATACGCTTAATGTTATCACAGCGACCCGCGCAGGAACCGCCACGTTCACAGATGTCAACGGTCTCATAGCGTCAGCCCCAGCCAACACGGTGCGCGTTGACCACGTTGATGGAGTGCCGATGATTCTGGTGGAGCCGAGTGCTACTAACTTGGTGACTAACTCAACTTCGTTTACTGAAAATGTAGACATTACGAAGACCACAGGAATTGATGCACCCGACGGGACTAACACTGCATCAAAAATCAGCGGGATTTTGTCTTCAAGCTCTTCAGACATGGCTTACAGCATCGCGTCCACTGTAACATCAAGCACCCAAGTAACAGGTTCTATCTACGTGCGAGGCATAGCTGGTGAGGTTGTTGTTCTTAGGATTAAAAGATACACCGGAGGAGCCTATGTCGCATCGGGTCCTCAGACAGTTACATTGACAGGAGATTGGCAACGAATTGAAGGGTTGACTATGACACTAGGAGCCGACAACACAAACGCCGCTGTATCCATCAGAAAAGAATCTGGTTCAACAGCCGACTCAGTTGACCTATGGGGTGGCCAGATTGAACTCGGAAGCGTAAGCACAAGCTACATACCGACATCAGGTTCCACCGTGACGCGAGCCGCTGACAAGCTTGAGATTACCGGCACTGCATTTAGTAATTTCTTTAACACTGGCGGTGACGGCACGTTTTACGTTGAGTTTGAGACGAAAGACGCCTTTCGAGATTTTTACATTTTAAACGGGCAAAATCCACAAAGTCGTTTCTTTTACAGCAATTATCAGAACAGGCTGTATTCGTATGACGGGGCGCAAAGTTTGGTTTTCGGCAATGTCCCAAGCGGTTTGAGTCGTGCGGCGATTTCTTACAATTCGTCAAATCAATTTGGTTCTCTTAACGGCTCCGCAATGATTGGGACAACGACTCACAACGGTAATCTATCAAATTTGACCAAGCTTTGCATCGGAAGCTTTTATAATAATACTGACCATTTGTTAGGGCATATAAAGCGTGTCTTATATTGGCCGGTGTCAAACTCAAATCTCTAAGCAATGGCACTTAACTTAAATACACTGACGAACGCTTCGACATCTGGTGACGTTCTAGCAGAAGCCCTGACGACCGCTGACTTCCTTGAGAACGTCCCAGTGTTACGCAACTTGGCTCGCGGTTCACAAAAGGGCGGCGATGCGAAACAAGGGACAGCCCTAAACCAGCCTAAAGCGTTGCCATTAGACGCCAATGGTAAAGGCTATTGTTATCTGCCGGTCACCACTGGGAACGCTCCGGCTGTTACCTTTCCTGCTATCGGAGCTAACGATGACTTCGTGCTTGAAATGGTGGCTTATATTGTGAACGTGGAAGATTTTCATGTAGTCTCTGGCTCAAGTCTTCACCGAATTTTGATTTATAATACTGGTGGTTCTCCTTCGTTTCAATACCGAGACGGCTCAAACAACAATAACGCATCCCTAAGCGGCTCTTTATCGGCAGGACTAAGCACACTTAGATTTGAAAAAACAGGCAGCACTTTAGTGTTCAAACAAAACGGGGCGGTAAAAGGCACTATTAATAATATTACAGCAGCCCCTACGTTTACGCACCTTAGTTTTAATGGTCAGTTTTCAACGTCGCGCCTACCACTCAACGGATACATTCAAAGCGTTACGCTATCCATTAACGGCACTGAGCAACTCAACATCGACTTCACGGCAAGCCACATTCGCCACGGCGACACCAAGTTCAAATGCGCGACTGGCCAAGTGGTGACTGTCAATCAATCCGGCAACGACCCAGCCACGGTTATCAAGAAGAGTGTCTTGCGGTTCGATGGTGCTAATGATGGTCTTAACGGCTTGTTAAACCAAACAATAACTGAC